TCTGCCACCTGTCGGTGTATGGAAAAGGTACGGCACGGACGATCACCCGCGCAGCAAGAACGGTGCGGTTAAGTATATGCAGACACATGGATTCGTTCAGAACCATGCGACATCGACTGTCGTATCCATTTGGAAACCGGATCAGCCTGTGCAGATAGATCGCACGGCAGCCATGATATCGGTACGCAAAGCAGAGGAAGACCAACGCAAGCGACAACATCAGGCTATGCAGCGCGCTGTCGGTATGCTGAATGGCAGTGGCCTCAGCACCCATCCGTATCTGGAATCAAAAGGATTCAAGGACGAGCAGGGCAACGTCCTATGGCAGAACGGCAAGCCACTACTGCTGATACCTATGCGGGTGAACAACAACTTGGTAGGACTACAGCAGATAGACGAGGACGGCCAGAAGAAATTCTTGTACGGACAACGTACTAACAACGCTACGTTTAACTTCGACAATAAAGGCATGAACATTTTGTGTGAGGGGTACGCTACGGCATTAAGCATTCGCATTGCGATGAAGCAAATGAAGAAGCGGTATAACCTGCACGTTTGCTTTTCTGCCGGCAACATGGTGAAGGTGGCCGCCACCCTGGAGGCCGGCCTGGTCATTGCGGATAACGACGAGTCAGGCACAGGGGAGCGGGTCGCTAAGGAAATTGGCTGGCCGTATTGGATGAGTGACAGGGTAGGCGAGGACGCCAACGACTATCATCAGCGCCTCGGTTTGTTTGCATTCACACAAAGCTTAACGTCAATGCTCAGTCGTAGAACGGAAAGCCTGACCCATTGACAATTGGCCTTCGGTAAAAACGGACACGGCATTGAGCGACTGCATGATCTCTATTCCAAGTGAGAGACAGCGGTCGCCCTTGCCTGACCAATCAGAGATGACGCGCACGTTTCCATCCGCATCTTCAATGATGTGGACGGAGAACGTGGCGGGGTGATTAACATTCATTATGTGCAGCCTCGTAATCAAGTATTGCCCTGCCTATTAACTCAGGGATTTGTGGTACGACCGCATTACCTAGCTGCCTAAGTCGGTGTGTCCTGCCGGAAACCCCATTAGCCACTCGACCCACGTTGGGTTCAACTGCCCACCAGTTTTCGATTGGTTGTCCGTCCATTGAACTGCAACGTCCAAGGTATCCCAACTCACCTTGCCGTCCCTGATTCGCCCACCAATGTAACCGCCCTTGTGATCCCTTGCGGAGGGAGTTGGCCATAACTTCTGCCGGACTTCCGCATAGGTCTGCCCCCATGTAACTTGGTCGCGCAGATTCGACGGTGACGTTCGACCCGCTCGGACTTCGTTCATGTCTTTGATGATTGCTCTGGCTGTTTTCGGGGCCACTGCGTCGAAGCTTGTCGGAGTAGCCCACGACCCAGACTCTGTCCCTTTGGTGAGGTGCGCCAACGGATCGAGCGGGTATAGAGTGCCATTCCGCATCAAACCCGAGCGCAGAGAGGCAGCGGAGGACTTCGTCCAATCCTCGAGCGCGAAGGGCTGCAACATTTTCAATGATGACGTACCTCGGCTGCGTTTCTTCGATGAGTCGGTGGAACTGATACCAGAGACCGGATCGTTCGCCCGCGAGTCCGGCTCCGAGTCCAGCGACACTGATATCTTGGCAAGGGAATCCTCCGCATATAACGTCAACTGTTTCATGTATATCCTTTGCTGAGAGGGTTTTAACGTCCTCGAAAATGGGAACGACAGGCCAATGCTTTCGCAATACCTGTCGGCATACTGGGTCAACTTCGCAGAATGCAATAGTCCGCATACCTGCGCGCTCGAGCCCGAGGGAAAACCCTCCGATGCCCGAGAACAGGTCTAATACATTCATTCGATAAGCCCCTCCCAGATGCGGCAGTAGCCTACCAACCACCCGAATTGAAACTCCGTTAAGTTGTCGCGCATGATTAGGTCATCCGCACTATCGAACGGCAGGTCATTGTCACGGCAGAACCGCAGCAACTCGCGGCTCATGACAATCGAGATGTATTCATTACGGTCATTATTCATCTGAATCTACCTCCATGTCTTCTGCAATCCATGCCATCGCTGTGCAGATGTCATCCCAATCTATCGGCGCATTAAGTAGGTCGCAGGTCTCGCGATGATCGTCGAGCGCGTCCCATATTGTTTTAATCCATGTTGCTTTATCGTTCGCGTTAAGCTTGCTCATTAGAAAACCTCCGAAGTAGTGGCGCGCGCCGAAATTTCATCATCGATAGCGGCCACAGAATCCCACTCTTGGAAGTTGCGCGCGTGATCATCATCCGGCACTCTCTTCCACAGTTCTTTTTGGCATTCGTGCAACTCGTCATCCGTAAGCTTAATAAATGGGAAATAATCGCCCAAACAATTTAAAACATCCTCATAGCTATCAGATGCAAAATTTTCGTAAACGTCCGTCATGCTGCTGTCCGTCACATGCAAAACAAAGCGCGCATTATTTGGGTGATCGCGTAGAGCCGGATCCGCATAGTCAATCCACAGCACCATTATTTTTTCATCCGGCAATTCGCGCACCCAACATGGCATCACATTGTTATGCCAAGAGTTATCTACAAAGCCGGCCGGTATTTCAACGTCAAGCTTAAAATCAGGGAATTCAGTTTTATACATAGCAACACCCTTTCACAATAGGAAAAGTAAACAAAGAAAAAACCACATCACAAGAAAGCCGACAACACCGGCCAAAAATTCGATAACGGCGCTCATATCGTGCAACACCCGCAACACGGAGCGTCTTCACACCGGCCGCGATTATTTCGGTAAAAAGTTTTAGCCCCTTGGTCGCCGATTAACGTAATCGATGCCACGCCGGAGGGCGCGCGCTTTATCAGCACGGCTCTACCTCGGTTCCATTCGATTAGATCGCCGGCTATGATTCGGGCGCCGGTAGTGGCACATCGGCCGGCGTATTTTGCTGTAATAGTTGCCATTAATAATCCCTTCCCTTAATTTGTACAAATCCGTTCACTTCCTTGCGCGCTTTTCCCTTGGCGTATAAAGCCACCACCACACCGGCCGGCTCGATGTGACGGACGTCCGTATCGTCGCCATCGATAACAGTCCATCCTCTAAAAGTTTCCGGTATATCCGCTCTATTTTGAAACACTACGGCCGTTCTCTGATTTGCTGTATTAGTCAATCCTTTAATGCTAATTACCTTCGGCGTAATAGCCGAGAATGAATAGGTAAGGTCATAATTACCGGCCGTTTTGCCGGCCAGATTACGGCTCGGATGCTTCGTGTAGTCATAAAAAGTTATTTCAGGGAAAATCTGGAAAATCGTTTTTCCGTCGATTTGAATATTCTCAAATGCGATGTCAGAAGTACCATTCGGCCGAACTAGTGGAATTAATCCTAGTTTTTCGGCTCGGCGCTTATGCGACCATATGTCAGCACATAAGGACAGCATAAAAGCGCGTCGATTCTCATAAAACAAATGGGTTTTATTTGCTCTGGCTAGCTGAACACTATTAAAAGCGCCACGGCCGGCCGATTTAAGACAGCCGTCAAAACATCCGGCTTGGATAGCGAACGGGCACAATTTTGCATCCGGCACTAAGTAGCAAATAGCCGTGAGATAACCTATCTTTTGTCCTTTGATTGTTTTGGCGCTTGATTCTCCGAGAATCGACCGGTAAATTAGACCTTCGGCCTTGAGTTGGGTTTTATATGGGTTTTGCATTATCGGCTCCAATTAACAAATGAATTCAGGGTGGTGTGCTACGTTGACATCACGCGCAATTGCAAATAGTTCCTGCTTTTGTTTATTTGTTCGTGCGGATCGTATAAGCGCCGATAAAGCGCGCGCAACATAATCAGCGCCAAGGGTTTTGCCATATAAGAGGGTTTTCTCTACTTCGAATTGTTGTGCTTTGTTCATTACTCGCTCCTTAGGGTTTATTTAAATTACTTATTTGTCAGTGCGTGGTTATTGTCTCGAATCACATGCAATATGTCAAATAATATAGTCTATTGCATCATTGTATTTATTCATCAAAAGCCAGGCTTTGATTGATTTTCTCTATTTGTTCCGGTATAACGTCGACATCAGCGCCGGCCGCGCGCGCAGGAAACCCGAAGGGAATCGGTACAGCATGAAAACAGTTAGCAGGAAACAGACTAGAGACGCTATAGAGACAATAAAGAGTAAGGGACTAACCTCGTCCCTTGGTATACCTAAGATATCCGGCCTCACTAAGAAGCAAAAGAAGTTTGCAGAGTCTATTGTTATCGACGGCCTGACCGCTTCGGATGCATACCGGAAAGCTTACGACACAAGCGCAAAGCCTAATACCGTGAACGTAAACGCTCATAAGTTAACCAAGAACGATAAGGTCGCGCATACCATAGCCGCACTTGAGCAAGCCCAGACGCTCGCATCATTGCATTCAGCCGAAGCTTTGAAGTCCATTATTATTTCAACGCTCACTGATGTCGCAACTAACAGCGATCGCGATAGCGTTAGAGTCGCAGCCGTTAAAGTATTAGGGACAGTTGTCGGTGTCGACATGTTCAGAGAAACCAAGCGCGTCGAGACAGTTCAGGATAGTGGAGCGATACGCTCGCAGATACTCGATCAACTGAAAACGATGATGCTATCGAGTGATGATGCTGTCGACGTCGACGCCTCCGACCTGCTAACCGAACTGGTAGGCGCTGACCCCACCGTACCCCCACCCCCCGAAATGCAAAATGGGACTCCGGCTACCGACCTGCATACTATTCCACTCGAACAATCTGCTCAATTTACAGAAGACCCCCCCTTGTCCGAGGATTTGCCTACCCCCCAGGGGGATATATTTTTGGAGAAAGGGAAATAGTTATCAAGTGGTTACTGGCAAGTTTTGCCA